CGAGTAATTTTGATGTTGCACTAACGCCAAACTACTTGGTGGCAACGACATTTGTTGGTACAGTTACAGTAACCGTTACATAGGAGTCTAGTATGGACAAGAAAGATTTAGCCCAAGACAAAAAGATGATTAAATCTGCTGTCGGCAAGCACGAGAAAAACATGCACCCCGGCAAAAAACCCACAAAGCTCGCCAAGGGCGGTAAGACCAATGAGATGATGCTCAAGTATGGTCGTGGCATGGCTAAAGTAGCTAATCAACGCGGGGACTAATCATGGCCAAGATAAACAATCTATCCGCTTCTGCATACGCCAAGCCCCACACCATGAGTGGTAAGCCTGTTGTCGCATCTACAAACCCCGGCACTCCCCCAAACCGCAGTAAAGCCGATACCGTTAATATGTCTATTGGCAACATCAGCAAAGCTGCTGGTAACGAAACCACTAAGACATCCGGTATTGTCACCCGTGGTAACGGCGCGGCTACCAAAGGTACGATTGCCCGAGGCCCGATGGCATGAATTACACGCAACTCAGCAACGCGATCCAAGCGTACACGGAGAACACGGAAGCAGATTTCGTGACTAATATCCCCGTGTTCGTTACGCAAGCTGAGCAGCGCATTTATAACTCGGTGCAGTTTCCGTCTATTCGTAAGAACGTAACAAGCACCATTGCGGCAAACACAAAGTATCTGGATTGCCCCCTTGACTTTTTGGCTGTGTATTCTATGGCGGTCATTGACGGTAGCGGTAACTACGAATACTTGCTTAACAAAGACGTTAACTTTATTCGTCAGGCATACCCCAACCCAACAACAGATACAGGAATCCCTAAGTACTATGCGTTATTTGGCCCAACGGTATTAAGTTCTGTAATTTATGACGAACTTTCGTTCATACTTGGCCCGACAGCCGATGCAAGTTACGGCGTTGAGTTGCACTATTACTACTACCCCGAGTCAATTACAGTAGCGGTAGATGGCCAAACATGGCTGGGTGATAACTTTGATACGGTGCTGTTGTACGCATCGCTGGTTGAGGCTTACACCTACATGAAGGGTGAGGCTGACATGATGGCGCTATACAACCAGAAGTTCATGGAAGCTCTTGCGTTGGCCAAGCGTTTGGGCGATGGTATGGAGCGCCAAGACGCATATCGTTCTGGTCAGTTCCGTCAGCGGGTAACTTGATATGTCAATTATCCAGACCCAGACCACCAGTTTTAAGGCACAGTTGTACCAAGGTATTCACGACCTGACGACTGATGTCATCAAGATTGCCCTGTATACAGCCAGCGCAGATTTAAACGAAGACACGACTGTGTACAGTGCAACCAATGAAGTAGCTAATACAGGCACTTATGCTGCTGGTGGGGCGACACTAACACCCATCACGGTATCGTCTTCTGGGTACACCGCCTATGTGGGCTTCCCAAACATCTCGTGGACAGGGGCTATCACGGCTCGATGCGCGTTGATCTATAACTCCAGTCAGGGTAACAAATCCATAGCTGTGTTGGACTTTGGGTCTGACAAGACATCCACCGTTACGTTTACCATTACTATGCCAGCAAACACCGCTACGGCGGCTCTTATCAGGAGTTCAAATTGATTACCACAACCAAAGGTGATATGGACGAATCATTGCTTGAAAAGCGTGAAGGTTCATTGGATAATGACAACGAAACAACCACATGGGTGGAGTATTGGTTAGAGGGTGAGTTGGTGCACAGATCAGCCCATGTCTCCCTAAAGAAAACGCCCCCAATTGCTGCTGAAGCGGCATCTCTTACATAAGGAACCACCATGGCTAATACCCAAGCAATGACAACAAGTTTTATGGGTGAGTTAATGACCGCCACGCATAATTTTGGTGTCGCCCCCACGCGAGGCACAACAGCTGTTGATTCGTTCAAAGCGGCTTTGTATTTAACATCCGCTACGGTTAACGCAAGCACTACAGCATACAGTGCTTCTAACGAAGTTTCTGGTACAAATTACGTCGCGGGCGGCGTAGCGGTTACATTTGGCACACCTCCAACAGCAACCAATAGTTCCACAACTGCGGGCGTTGCATTTGTCACGCCTTCAGCCAGCATTACATACACCACAGTAACTTTGTCAACGGCGTTTGATGCCGTGTTGATTTACAACTCAACGCAAAGTAACAAGGCTGTCAGCGTACACACCTTCGGTTCACAAACAATCACCGCTGGCACATTTACATTGACTATGCCTTCCAATACCACTGCTGCTGCGTTGTTGCGTATCGCTACAACCTGAAGGTAATATATGGCTGTCGCATGGGGTTCCGAAGCATGGGGCGACGGCGCATGGGGTACTAACGACGCTAGTGTGGCGCTTACAGGGGTTAGCGCAACGGGTTTAAACGGTATCCCATGGGGCAGCGGTACTTGGGGTAGCGAGGTTTGGGGGGGCACTAATGTAGGCTTTATTGAAGAATACAGCGGTGCAGGTGTTAGTGCTGCTGGCGCTGTAGGTAGTGTCACTGTTGCTGAACGTTTTATTGCTATAACAGGTGTTAGTGCCTCTGGCGTAACGGGTACAGTTGTTAGTTTAAATGCTATGGCGCTGACAGGCGTTGGAAGTGTAGGCGATGTAGGTACAGTTGTAGCTACAAGTACGCTAGGAATAACAGGTAACACTGCGCAAGGTTTGGTTGGTGGGCCAATTGTGCCGCTAAACTCTAACCAAGCGTCGGCTTTTGTTGGAACCGTAACCTATGAAATAGCGGTCGGGTTGTCCGGTGTAAGTTCAATAGGTGCTGTGGGAACAATGGGCACACCTAGAACGTTTGGTCTGACGGGTAACGGGGCAACGGGCAGTGTTGGAAGTGTGGTGGCTGTTTATTGGAAACTGATTGATGACAAACAGTCAAATGTTTGGCAGAATATAAATACTTCGTAAGGAACGAACATGGCAGCAACGACGACTCTTTTGGGCTTAGTCACCCCAACACAAGGAACGCTCTCAGGTACATGGGGCGACACAGTCAACTACGGTATTACTGATTACGTGGATATTGCCATTGCGGGCACTCTGTCTTTTGCAGGTGATGGCGCTATTACTTTGGCTAACACTTTGGGTAGCTCGTCAGGAAACGGAATAGGTTCCACTACGGCGCAGTACATGGTGATCCGTGTAACCGGCACACAGTCCATAGTTAAAATCATCACAGGCCCTAGCTACAGCAAGCTGTACATGGTGGATCACGCAGGCGCTACCAGCGCAGTAACGTTCAAGGCCGCCGGTCAATCTGGTGTTTCTGTTGCTGTGGGCGAGAAGTGTTTTGTGTACTACAACGGCACAGATTACGTCAAAGTGGCATCCACAGCAGTGTCCGGTATTGTTGGCCCCGCAAACGGCGGCACAGGCGTAGCAAACAATGCGGCAAGCACGCTGACTATCTCAGGGGCTTTTACAACGGCGTTAACTGTTACCGGAACTACGGCTGTCACGCTCCCCACAACGGGAACTTTGGCTACTTTGGCGGGTTCTGAGACTCTGACAAACAAGACTCTAACAACGCCAATTATTGCAAGCATTAGCAACACTGGCACATTAACGCTACCAACTAGCACAGACACCTTAGTGGGTCGAGCAACAACCGACACACTAACAAACAAGACTCTAACAAGCCCAGTACTAACAACCCCAGCACTGGGTACTCCCGCAAGCGGCGTATTAAGTTCTTGCACAGTAGATGGCACAAACAAAGTTGGCTATCTCAACGTCCCGCAGTCAGGCTCTGCTAAGACAACTTCATACACCCTTGCCGTAGGTGATGTCGGTGAATACATCTTGCTTGGCGCAAGCGGTGCGATTGTGATCCCTGATGCTACGTTTGCGGCTGGCGATGTAGTGAGTATTTTTAACAATACTGGGTCAACAGCAACAATTACTTGCTCAATCACAACGGCGTACATTGCGGGCACATTCACTGACAAAGCCACGATGACCTTGGCGGCGGCAGGTGTAGCAACTGCTCTGTTTATCACCAGCACTCTCGTTGTTGTTTCAGGAAATGTGACCTAATATGAGTTCAACACAGCAACTACTACTGGGCGAAGGCGCAGGCGGCGGCCCAGCCAACTACATTGAAGATGTGTTTAGCACGTATCTTTACATAGCAACTCAAGCAACTCTTGCAATTAACAACGGCATAGATTTGTCAACTAAAGGAGGTCTTGTTCTTACAAAATGCCGTTCTGATGGTGGTAGTGTTACTACATGGACTGATACTGTTCGTGGTGCAACCAACTGGTTGGCTAGTTCAACTGCAAGTCAACAAAACACAACAGCTAACACACTTACGGCGTTTAACTCAAACGGCTTTACGTTAGGCGCTGATACAACAGGAAATTTTAATTACATATACAGAACAAACACAACATACGTTTCGTGGAGTTTTAGGAAACAGCCAAAGTTTTTTGACATTGTGACATGGACAGGTAACGGTACTGTTAGAACCATTCCGCACAATCTTGGTTCAGCGCCGGGCTGTATTATGGTTAAGTCCTACTCGTCTACTTCTTATGGAAGCACAGATTGGATAACGTATCACCGAAGCCTTGGCGCAACAAAAAAGATAAATTTAAACTCAACGGGTGCGGCGTCCACAAGTTCCGCATTTTGGAATAACACAGCGCCAACAAGTACAGTTTTTACCGTTGGTACAGACTCAGATGTAAATGGTGCAAGTGATACAACTTACGTAGCCTACCTATTTGCCCATGACGCAGGAGGCTTTGGCCTAACTGGTACAGACAATGTGATTTCGTGTGGGTCTTATGTTGGTAACGGTTTGACTGCTGGCCCACAAGTAACGCTTGGGTGGGAGCCTCAATGGGTATTGCGTAAAAACACAACCGCTGCACGAGGAGGCCCCGGTACTGCTGGTTCTTGGTCTTTAGTTGATAATATGCGAGGCTTGAGTCAAACAATCTGCCCGTTTTTGTTTGCAAACGAATCAGCAGCAGAAGACGCAACCACCGTAACCACAGGCTACATCATCCCTAACGCAACAGGTTTTGTAGACACTTACACAAGCAGTGGAGACACTTACATCTACATAGCCATCCGCCGTGGCCCGATGAAAGTGCCTACAAGTGCAACAACTGTGTTTACACCTTTGGCGCTTAATAACGCAACTGGAACAGTAAACACAACGGGCTTCCCTATTGATTTGCAAATGCAGTTTTATCGAAGTGGCGGTATTGGTGCATCAAATTCTCAGTGGGTAGACAGACTGCGCGGATTTTCGTCTACCAGCACACAAACTGGGCCACGTTTATATACACCGAGTGATTCCGCAGAAAATGATACAGCACTTGGAACTTTTTTCAGCAATACAGGCTTTAGCACCAGCGGAAATTGGGCTAGTATTCCTATGGTGTACTGGAACTGGAGACGTGCCCCCGGTTTCTTTGATGAGGTTTGCTATACAGGGACGGGAAGTGCTAGGACTATTACGCATAACTTGACTGTTGCACCCCAACTTTTATTTGTTAAATCAAGAAGTAATGTTCAAAATTGGAGTGCATTGTGTACGCTTAATAGCGGTTTACAAGGGAATTTAAATACAACCGGCACGTTAGGCACACCCTCTGCCGCTGTATGGGGTAGTGGTGGTGTTTATGTTGCACCAACAGCATCTGTGTTTACTGTTGGTACAGACAATGAAACAAATGCATCTGGTTGGACTTATGTTGCCTACCTCTTTGCAACCTGCGCCGGTGTTTCTAAAGTAGGTTCTTACATAGGCAACGCTACGTTATCAACAATCGACTGTGGGTTCACAGGTGGGGCAAGGTGGGTGTTGATTAAACGCACTAATTCTGCCTTAAGTTGGCATGTGTGGGACACTGCTAGGGGTATGGTTTCTGGCACAGATCCGTCAGTGCAACTGAACTTTACCAGCGGAGACGTTAGTGGAAATTCTGTTTTTACCGTTTCTACAGGCTTTCAAATAGTCGCCTCGCCTTTTGTTGACATAAACGTAATTGGCGATACGTATATCTTCTTGGCAATCGCATAAGGAAAAATCATGCAAATACGAATCAGATCAACAGGTCAAGTGCTTTTACAGCATGAGTGGGAAAAGTGGGTTGCACAGACCTACGCCAAGTCATTAAGCGGTATCAGCGAAGAGGCTGTAAATCGCTTTGACTCAGACATTGTGTTTGAAGGCCCACAAGCCACAGGCGGCACTGTCTACCAATACAGCCAACGTGATGGCGTAGAACAGCTAGACGACAAGTGGTACACCAAGTACGTCCTTGGCCCTATCTTCACAGGCGATACAGCGGCGGCGGACGAAGCCGAGTACAAGGCCCGTAAAGACGCAGAGCAAGCCACAAATGTACGCAACCAACGTACAGAAAAGCTCAATGACTGCGACTGGACACAGATTGCCGACAGCA